AAATCACAATGTAAATTCTCATCTTTAAAGATAAGTGAATTAGCGTTACATAAACCTTGCATAATCCCTCTTGATTTCAACCAAAAGATTGAACAGAATGAACCTGAAAAGAAGATACCTTCAACTGCCGCAAATGCAACCAATCTTTCTTGGAAAGTAGAATTTTCAATCCAATCTAAGGCCCATTTCGCTTTCTTTTGAACCGCAGGTAATTTATCAATTGCGTGGAAACATTCGTCTTTTTCGTCAGCATCTGAAATATAAGTATCAATCAATAATGAATACATTAAAGAGTGGATATTCTCAGCCATAAGTTGGAACCCGTAGAAAAACTTAGCTTCCGGATATTGTACTTCTTTTAAGAAGTTTTCCGCAAGGTTTTCATTAACAATTCCATCAGATGCCGCAAAGAACGACAATACATTCTTCACAAAGAATCTTTCATTATCAGTTAAGTTTTCCCAATCTCTAATATCATTAGATAAATCAACCTCTTCTGCCGTCCAAAACGCCGCTTGATGTTGTTGGTAAAACTCCCATATATCATTATGTTCAATTGGGAAAATCACGAATCTATCCGGATTTTCTTTTAATATTTTTTCTTCCATTTTTTTAATTTTGATTTTGATTTTGTTTTTCTTTTCTCTTGTCTAACAAGTCTTTGATTCTTTGTCTATTTCTTTCTTCGGTTTGTTCTTCTAATCCTAAGAATGTTACTGAACTTTCAGTATCAATTTCTAACATACCGTTGTCAAATTTACAATTCTCAAATACAACCCCATCATCACCAATACGTGATTTAGTAATTGCAATCGTTGCTAGTTTCATTTCTTTTTGTTGTAGAGATTTAGCCACGGAAATGATTACGTGTCCAACCTGTGCTTTTTTGATAGAACCACCCATTTGGTCGGTAGTTACCACATCAGAAGATATTGAACTTCTATTACCTTGAGTCGCTGTCCATCCAACGATGTCCAACTCGTGACACATAGCCTCAAATGCTCTCATCACAGACCCTTCAGATTTCCATTCATCCCCCAAGTTTTTATCAGGAACCACACAATCAATGTAGTCCAATAACACCATATCAATTTTGTTTCCTTCAGAAATCATTTTTCTAATTTGATTCTTAATTTGCATCATTGTTACAGTATCAGATGGAAGTTTTTTAAGGATAAGTTGATTAGACATAGTCTCTTTAACATTTTTAACTTTTTCCATAACTTCCTCTTTTCTTAAAGACAATTCATCCGGATGGATTTTTGTCCATAAGGTAATGTGTTTACGTTGGATAATCTTTGGGTTATCCTCAAAGAATATTTGTAAAACATTGTATCCCAAATTAAATGCGTGATTTGAGATTTTTGTCAGTAATGTAGATTTACCGACACCTGTTGGTGCTAAAACAACACCGATTTCACCCTTCGCTAAACCACCTTTTAAGAGTCTATCTATTCCCGGAATACCCATTGGTATCGGATGACGATAATCTTCATTTAGAACCTCATCTAAGTTACTGAAAACACTTTCAGTTCCCTTATCGTGTTCCCCAACTTGAAGAGCTTTACTAACCAATTCTTCTAATGTGTCATAACTCTCAAATTCACCCGCATCAATGATTTTTTGAGCTTTAACCATCACTTTTTGTAACTCTTGTTGTTTACAAAATTTCATAGATTTTTCTTGTACAAATTCTGCCCCTTCAACATCAGTATCTTTTACCTTATTAAGGGTGTCGATAACGATTTTTGCTGCCAGAGGTTGTTGTAACTCAGATTTTGTAATTTGTTCTAAGGTGTCAAACGTAGGAGTATGTTCGTATTTTGAGTAATATTCTTTAATCATTTGGATGATTAACTTGAAATATTTATTCTCAAAATAACTTGTTTCAATCACATCGATAATAGACCTTGAGAAGTCTTTATCAACTATGATTTGGTTTAATAATTGTAGCTGAAATGTGCTACCGAGATACTCGAAATTTTTGTTTGTCGCCATATAATTTTTATTAGTGTATTTGATAAATACTATACACTTAGGTTAACGTCTAGATAATTGTATGTTAAATTTTTTGACGAGAAAATGTCAGTCAAATTCATTAACAAGTTTTTTAGGTGTGGGCGTACATCCACGGTATATCTTACCTTTGGAGGGTATACTTTTGCATCTATCTGTCTATGACAAATTGTCATATCATTTTGTTTGATAAAGATGTTGAAGTACTCCGGTCCGTCAATATAAGACGTTTCCAAAATAGCCGGATTGTTAATAATTTCGTACATATTGTCGGACATATATGTAACGGTTTTCAACGCTAATTGAGACTGAACATCCACTTTCAAAGTGTGAATTAATTCATAAAGTTCTAACGAATATTTAGCTTTGTCGTTAAAATCTCTAACATTGAAAAATCTTTGAACGATAATGTTATCGTTTACCATCATTAAGAATTCTAATTTTACTGAATCTTGGTCTTTCATAATTTTTAATTAATTGTTTTTGTAATTTCTTTTTTCTTTTCTTGTTAGTTTCATAAAGGGTCTAACAAAATTAACCCACGCGTCATCAACTTTCGGTAGATATTTGAAGAACCCATCGTCCATCATCATCTTTATAAGATTCCTGTAACCCCTCCCATCAGGGTCCAAACTTTCCTTATAATATAATTCAACAAGTTCTTTTCCTTCCTCAGTTATTAGAGGATTTGATAAATCAACAATTTTTTGATTAATCTCAAAGAACTCATTTCCATAGACTCCGGTTCTTGTTTTTCCCGATAATAAATTTTGTAATGTTTTGTTACTTCGGTTCTCCTTTAGTAGATTTTCAGCCTTTTCTAAAATATCGGTAATTGAAACCGGTTTTTCAAGTAGCTCAGGAAAAAACTTTATAAGTGTTTTCTCACCAAGCCCGGAAATACCATCAATATTATCTGATTTATCTCCCGATAAAATCTTATAGGTACGAACATTTTGATGTGGAAAATAATAATATTCCAACATTACTTTGTCACCGTTTCTGAATGTTTGTTTTGTTTTTGGATAATACACCGATACTTTATCGGATATAAGTTGTAGAAGGTCTTTGTCCCCCGAGAAAATTGTTTTCTGTTCGTTCTCCGAGATTTGGCAGTAATATGCAATCAAATCATCCGCCTCATTTTTTTCGACGTTTATTTGTCTTATATAACACTCTTCCAAATACTCTTTAATTCTCTCTTTTTGTTCTTCAAAAGATTGTTCCTTAAAGTCGTCAGTTGTTCGTCTTTTTTCTTTATATTGGGGATATAATGTTTTTCGGGTTAGGGAATTATTATCCCCATCCCAAAACACAACTACTTTGTCGTAGTTTTCTTCGTCTATAAGTCTACGAAGGGTATTCACAAAGTGCCATACGGCACCTATGTGTTTACCTTTATTAAAAAAATCTTTAACCCCGTGGAATCCAATTTTTGTTAAATTGTTACCATCCACTAATAGTGTCTTAACCACTTTTTGTTTGTTTACGTTAGTACTAGTCTTCGTCCTCTTCTTCTGATTTTGTTACAATATCCTTATAGACGATGTCTCCATCACCCGATAATATTTGATTCCAAAATTCAGAGTATTCTTTTTTGTATTTCTCTAAAGCCGATTTGTCGTCTTTAATATACCCTTGTGGTACCGCAATGATTTTACCATCTTTGAATGAAATACCATTAACGTGGTTTTTCAATACTGATATTTTAGTTCTTGTTGCGTAAGCCACAGTTCTTCCACCTTTGGTTGCCGTGATGTGGTTAATACCCGCTTTCTTCTGATTACCAAATAAGAATACTAAACTTGATGCCAACCATAACGCCTCACCACCTTTAGCTTTAATCTCAGGTTGTCCAAAAGGATTGTCCGGAAGGTCTACCCAAGGTTGATTGATAACAACCATAGTTGCATAATAAGGAACACTTTCTTTTTTAGTTTTAGAAATTCTTGAGTGAATTCCCATACCAATCGTATCAGCAAGTGCCGCCGCGTTGTGCATTTTACCACCCTTACCTTCGTAAGTCATTTTACACGGAATAGAACCAACAGAATCCCAACAGAATAAAATGTTATAAGGAATATCACCACTTTCTTGAGCATCCAATATATCATTCATATAGTCAGTTAATTGTTCAATATAATCAAAACTATCATTGAAAATAAAATGACCGTCCCAATTACCATCCTCATCTTGTTCTGCCTGTAAACCTAATTCGACAGCGTGTTTCCAACTCCATTTTTTCTCAGTGATAATTAAAACCGGCAAATCACCTCTTCTTTGAGCATCCGCCGCCGCTAAAATCATCGCAGTTGTTTTTGATGAGTTTGAATGTCCCAAAAACATATTGATTCCACCCATAATAGGTCCCGGTAAACCACAAGCTTCCATAAAAGCCTCACCACAATTATAATAACTTTCGTCTTTATATTTTGTTTTAGTGGAATACTTACCCTTAATATCCTCCATAGAGAATGTTTTCTTTTTTATTGCCATACGTCCAAGTAAATGTTAATTTTTGTAAGTTTTTTAGACTACTTGGACACCAAGTATGTCTTAGTGTCCAAGTTATATGTCCAAGTTTTGTTTGATTAGAACGGCATATCTTCGTCCGGTTCAGCGTCTGATTGTGAATCAACAGGTGATGATGGTTTTGACCCACCAAAAGACATTTCGTCTTCATCAGAGTTACCATAATCGTAACCACCTTTTTCAGAGTTCCATTTTGGAGTTTCACCTCTTGCAATAGCCTCTAAATATTCAACCGGTTTTTTAGAATAAACATCTTCCCAAGTTAACTCATCGTTAATCCAAGAGTCAGCAGTTTCTTTGTCCTCGTGAACAGGAGTTGCATCATCATACATAACGGTTTGAATTACGGTGTAGTAAGCGCCTTTTGGAGTTTTTGCCTTAGTTAATTCTAAGATAAGGTCTCTACCTTTTTCAGGGTCAGCAATATCACCTTTGTTTCTGTAGATAGGGATGATTTTGTCATAGATACCCTCATTTTTGTAGTTAGATTTGAATCTCCAAAACTTAACACCGTCGGCCTCGTTATCTCTATCGATAACTTTAACAATATAGAATTTACGTGATAAGTAATTTGATGCCAATTTTTTATCAGCCTCTTTACCTGTTGAACGTAATTCTTCGTAAACCTCAGTTAAAGGTGAACGCTCATTGTCGTTTTTTCCCGGGTCATAAAATTTTTGGAATTTTCCGTCTACTTGAATCTCGTGGAAGTAAACCTCTTTGAATGGTGAAGAACCATCTGTTGTAGGTAAGATTCTAAGTCTTCTTTGTCCTTGGGTCTCCTTATCGTTAAGGATTGCCGCGAAGTATTTTTTCATTCTTTCTTCTTGTGTAAATTTTGAGGTAGAAGAAGAACTACCTTGTTTTGCTTTCTCGTATTGAGCCAAAACTGCGTCTAATGAATTTGTCGCCATAGTAATAAAATATTTAAGTGTTTATAAAAGTATAAGTGTCAGCCGTGTGTTTGTCAAATTTTTTGTGAAAATAAAACGGACTTTTTTAGTCCGTCTTATCTTATGCTATTTTTTGGAATCCTCCCTTTGAAGGAATTGAGTCTTCAAAATTTCTAAATGTTTTCTTAATGTCGTTAGGTGAAAAATCTTCAACCTCATCTTGAGTTAAAATATACTCATTTTTTCCGGACTTTTCCATATCTTCTTCTTTATCATCAAAAAAATCAGATAACTTTTGA